GCAATACCCTTTAAGCCTTGAGGTATCGGCTCAACCAAGCGCGGATCGCCTTGTGCATTGTTCTTGTAATAGAAAATGCCGCCAAATGGAATCATTGCCCTACCGTTTGCTGTATCAATCATGGCAGGCATCCAGTAAGCAGTTCTATTAACACTGCCCCCACTTGCTGTAGATTTTGAATTTCTTAGGCTGGCGTTAGTTGTAAATGCGTTGGTTGATGTATTTGCTAAGAATACGTGTAAATGCGCCTTACCTTTTTGGCCGTAGTAAACGATTGGATCGTCTGCATCAATTCGGACTGGATCAATACCTATCCTAAAGTCTCCTCCTGTAGTAGTGCCACCGCCAACGCACTGCATTACACCTCCAACTAAATCTTGGCAATTGTTGATATTACCCGCGCGCAAGCGAGGCACTCCCCACCCTTCAATACGTTTTATTTCTTGGTACTTTGCTTTAGGCATTAAGGTAGAGTGATTGTGGCCACCTTGTGGATTGTCCAACTCAAATTGTTTTGGTGCGACTTTTTTAACAATCTTTTGACCTGCTTGCACGCGAAACAAGCCACCTTGCTCAACCTGTTTCCATGAGTTTTTAGATTTAACAAAGAACTTTTCAATAGCTTTAGTGGCAGGTGTATTGTCGTTGTTTAACAATTCCTCGCCTATTAAAAGCATTGTCGGCTGCGGATTAGCCAAGATTTTGTTGTCGGTAAACAGCGCGCCCTGCACGTAGTAAGGCGGCGATACGTTAAAGCCGATTGACGCATAAGAGCCAAAACTACCATCCGATACAGCGACATAGCTTTTATTATCTACTGTGACTGATATAGATGTTTTTTCAACCAATTTCTTTAACTTGACTGTATAAACAGCACCGCTACCAGTTAGAGCCGTTGCTGGCGTGGTGTTATCATCCTGCACAAACTCAGCATCACTGGAAATATGCGCATCAGATAACGTAAAACCAGTTACCGCCTCACTAAAAGTAAAGGTAAGCGTTGTTACTTCACCCACCTGCAAAGTTTCTGTGGGCGCGGTTATTTTCAATGTGGGCAAAGTTGCATGTGCCGCCATACTCACGGCCATTAATACACCTAATAACAGTTTTTTCATGCTATTTTTCCTTTATACATTTGCGGAATCTAAAATAAGCTCATCGGCACCAATACTTAGGTTTCTACGGCCAGCGCCTACGGTTAATGTCTTGCCTGAACTACCAGCTTCATTGAATGGGAATCTGGCCAAAAAATCTGTTTTGTTGCGCGTGCCCTGCACCCAAAATTCTCTAGCATCAATATCAACATCAATAATTTCAGCCTGCGCGCCTTCAATGTAAATTGCTGACATATCAACGTGTGGCGCCAATGTGCCTGTCAGCTTGATAAATACTAAGAAAGTTTCTTGTCCACTGCCTTGCGGTGCGCCTTCATCAGCTTTAAGGATGATTGCTGCCTGCATTAAATCCCCAGCTTCTTGAGCCACACCAACGGCGGTTACTACGTTTTCGTATTGAACGTTTTGTTCAATCACCCAATCCCATGATTTAGATTTAATGCCTGATTTTTCACTGTAAAATCTGTAGCGTGTATTCGTTCTCGCAATATCTGCCGCCCTATCGGATGTTGAGTACGTTGCAAGCCCGTTGCTATCCGCTGTCAGTGTTCTAATCAATACAGCGCCGTCTGCGTCTAATATATCAACCTTAAATTCCACGTCCGATTCACGCGCTGCACCAGGCTTGAAGTAACTGGATGGTGTTGCACCTTCATCTACACGGGATGACTTATACATATTCAGATAGAACGTGCCTGTAAACTCAAGCCTTCGATATGGGAAATTAAGTAAAGTATTACTGAACCCACCCAATCGATTATCTCTAGGGGGATATGGACGGCGCGCATTGCTTTGAATAGTCAGCGCAATCGGCGTGATTCCAGCCAAACTTAATGGCGTGCCACTTGCGTCATTCGGGGCTACTTTCCAATAGGTAGTTACTCCATCACCGATTAAGTCATTCAAGATAACTGGCGCAGGGATTACCCACAGCCTTGCAATCTCGTCTTGATTAACCGCTATTGGCACACTGTCATAGGCCGCCACACCAATATTGGTTAACTGCCTTGAAGTTTCGCCTTCTATAGTAACAAGCGCTACATTGTCCAAAATCAGATTTTCGACTTGACCCGCGCTGTCTGTTAGCAACCCATACGCACCTGGTGCTATAGATGACGGAAACTCTGATATAGAATCAACACTAAGCGTTTCATGGTTGTACGTTAAAGCGTCAACCACTCTTGCGCTAGTTGCATAAGTTTGGTTAGAAGCTACAGGCGTATATGTGCCGCCAAGTGTTGTAGATTTGTAAATATTGAAATTCGGACTTGTTGTGTTAACGCCACGACTAACAGCAAAGGCTGGATAGCCGCCAGGCGATGAAAATACGTTTGCTTGCTGTGGTGAACTCAGTTTGCCGTAAGGCGCTTCATACACCACAATATCGGTTAATGGGATTAGCTCTTCTGGTGGTAAAACATCTGTAATTGAACCAGTGCCCGTTACTCCACCAACCGTTAATATCACTGTTTCAGTTGATTCAGTGAGCGCATCGCTAGAAGTTAAGGTCGTTGCCGTAAAGCCAGTTCGTAAGGCTGGCACAATCAAGTTGCCGCCGCTGATTGTCACGCCATTGTTAAACACTAAAGGCGTTGCAAAGTCCGTTCCTGCTATTGCCGTACCGCCTACACTGAATGGGAATGACTGAATGGATGAAGTCGTGCCACTTAAAAGAACAGTAAAAACTAAGTTATTACCCTCTGAAACTGTTGGGCTTGAAACACTTGATACCGTTACAACTTCAACATCGTCATCTGTGATTGTCGCGGTTCCAGATACGCCGCCAACAGTTAAGATAACGGTTTCGTTCGCTTCAACGGCAATATCATCATCGGTCAATGTTGAAACAGTGAAGCTAGTCACACCAGAAGGAACTGTGATTGTGCTGCCAGATAGCGTTACAGCGTTGCTGAACACAAGTGGCAAGTTGTAATCAACGCCTGTAGTCGCTGTACCGCCCAGCGTTAATGAGTAAGTTAATCCATTTGACGCTTGGCTTAAAGTAACAGTCCAAACAATTGTTTCGCCCTCTTCAACCGTTGGGCTTGTTACACTAACGACTGTGATTGCATCATCGTTATTAATTGTGCCAGTAGCAGTCACACCACCCACGCTAATCGTATAAGTTTCGTTGGCTTCTAGTAGTGTGTTTTCAACAGTAGAAATTGATAACGTGAAGCTTGAAACACCGTTTGGCACGGTAATATTGTTACCAGAAAGCGTTACGCCGTTATTAAATGTCGGCGGCAAGGTGTAATCGCCGCTAGATGCTGTGCCGTTTGTAATTGAGAATGGGAATACGCCACCGCCATTGCTAGTCATCGTAACGGTATGCACAATCGCATCACCCTCATTAGCGCTTGCATTTGTAACGCTTGCAACAGTAACTATCGGCAACTCTTCACCATTAATTGTCACAACACAAACGCCAGTGCCAATTGTAGCCATACGCGGATTAGCGATTTGAATTTTAAAAGTTTCGTCTGCTTCGGCTAAAATGTCATCGGTAATCGTGACTGTTTTTGTAATTGAACCGCCACCTGGCGCTAAAGTAATTTCTTCGTTGTAACTTTGAAAATCGCTCGAACTAGCCGTTAATGGCACCGTGTAAAATCTAACCGTTCCTGCAATAGCAGAACTGGTCCATGTAATATTGATGGAAACGGTTGTGCCTTCATCTGCATTCACAGCAGATGCGGAAAGACTGGCAACGGTAATGCCAGCAGGGTATCGATTGCCTATTTTCTTTTTGCGCATGTTATCGATTGCCTCTTTGATTGCTGCAATAATGTTTTGAATGAATTTCATGTGCGCCTTTCATCACGCAGTTACCCCTGCTGCATAAATAAATAACTCATCAACTTGCGCATCAGATAAACCCAAAATTGCCGCAATACCCGCCATCACTTCACTATCACGGCGAACACTGCCAACTCGGCGCCATGCCCGTTTATATTTATCTGGGGTTTGTGGGCTTGCCATAATCATTTCAACAACTGGCAAGTAGCCGAAGTGCGCCAATGATTCTTCTGCTTGAAAAATTGAAACTTCTTGTGGAACCGAAACGTTATTTGAAGATAGCTCAACAGCCTCTGATAAGGTTATAGCTGTGAGACCTGGCTTGATGTATTCATCTTGAGATCCATCGGCCTCGTAAGCGTATAGATTATTGTTTACGTCTTTAAAATATTTCATTATTTAAGTTCCATCCATCTAACTAAAACGCCTGTCTCCCAAGATATTGAATAGGTCTGCCCCGCTGGAACTGCAAAGCTTAAAGTTGTTACATTTGCAGCAACCGTGTCTAGAATTGATGTTCCATTTACCGTTGCCGCGCTAAAAGAAGCCGATTGATGTGCGAATACCTCTAAATCTCGTACAGATGTGTTCGTTTGGATTGCCCCAGAAACGCCCCTGCTTGCAGTAACGTCTTGCCAATTTTTTCCCTGATTTATAACAGTTGCCAAGCCAACCGTTATAAAAGATCGCCATTGCGTACCATCACTAATAAATTCAACTGAATCACCCGCATTCAGTACGATTGAATTAACAGTTGCGCCAGCATTTTTAATCGTATTTGCACCTTGCCGCTGAACTGTGCAAGTTGCCGATTCGCTGTAGATTGTGAAACTACCACCTGTTGGGAATGCTGAAATTAACGGCAATGTGTGCGTGAGCGTTGTGCCGACTGATGAAAAAAGTCTGTCTAACGCATTAGCTAAAGTGAAAGTGGTATTTGAGTTAATAACCGTTACAGATGAAAGCGCGGTATTTGAATTAACGATGCCAACCGTGCCACCTTGCGCAACAGTTACAAAGGTTGTGCCAATCAAATCACCCGCTGCAACATTCACCAAAACACCATCGCTGGCGTATTGTTTTAAATCTAGCGGTGGATTAACGCCATCAACTTGAAGCGTTGCATCAACCAAACTAACAGTGTGAAAAACAATCACATACACAACACCATCCACATACGATGTTATTGGGTCGTCAAACGTGGCAATGTAAGCTGAACCTGTACCAGTCGTTACGGCGTAGGGTAAATCACTGTTTAATTCTGCCAAGTCGTCTAAGGCTTGTTCTACATTCGTTGCGCCATAGCTAATAGCGCTTGCATTGTGCGCGTCTGCAATATCATCAATGTGGTTTGTTAAATTGGTATTGGTTGAACTGATGCTTGAATTAAAGCTATCAATTGCCGCGGTAATTGCACTGTTAATTGCCGCTATAAATCCAGCAACTTGATTAATGACTGCTTGAACGGTTGTGGCTGTGATAGCGCCTGATGGCGTGTTAGAAATTGCGCTTGCATCGTGCGCGTCTGCTGGGTCGTTGATATGCGCATCTAGTGCGGCCTGTTCTAGCTTGTTGTCTAAAGCCGCTTCTACTTCATCAAAACCGTTTTCAATAGCTTGAAATTCAGCGCGTGCAGGGCTTGATGTACCCGCAGAGCGAGTGCCAGGATAACCGCCGTGATTGTAAAATTCATTAGCCATCTATCTCAAGTTCCTGCGAGGTGTGTAATGCAAAATTGCACTATTAATCGTAAAAGGTTCAAAGTAGTCGCCCATCGATTTAACAATCAGCGATATGTTTTCAGCGGTTCCAGTTATGTCTTGCTCTTGTGGTAACAAGCTTCTGCCATCCCAAGTAAACTGATCCCACGTAAATTCATCCCAATTGGCCGCATTTAAGAAAATCTCTTTTGTTAAATCCGTGCCTTGCTCAATCTCATCACTGCCGTAACCAAGTTCGTAAGTCGTCACAAACTGCGCATAACCGTTACCAGTCACTTCATACACAGCTTTGCGATAACGTTTTCTAATGCGTGGGCTTTTGATATGGTTAAAAGTTAAATACAAATAACCTTCAATATCTTCGCCATCAAAACTGGTGCCACGATTCATACGATACACAAACCCATCTGTGTCACCGCTAAAAATAAACTCATCGCTAGTTTCAGATTCAAACGAAGTCATACACGTCATTGAATGCGCGTAAAGCACGGGCATAATGCCAACGACTTTTTGATTGTCGAATGTGATATAGATAGCGAACTGGTCGCTAAACATGATGCGATACTGATTGCGTGCGCGTGAGATGCAACTACCTACCGCGTTGGTTACGCGCGACTGAACGAATGGGCGAACGTTCTTGGTGATTTGTGCATCGTTAAAGTTACCAAACGCATCGCTTGATATGATTTGCTTCACACCAAACGCATCAAGCACATAGCCTGCGCCGATGTTTTGCATCGTGTATTCAAAGCCGCCAGCTTCAAAGCTGTATGTCACCAACTGCCAATTATCTGAACTGGTGCCGTAAAGAATGGCTGTTTTGTTTTTAGTGAATACAACCAATGAAGCTGTAGCTTGCGTACCAACTTGAGATAAGAAGCCAGTAATGGTGTCGCCCATAGCCAATTCACCAGCGCCTAATATGATGGTGTAAGCGTATGGATTACCAGGCGCGCTATGTTGCATTGAACCGTCATAGCTTAAAAACAGGTGATTGTTATTAGAAATAATGTGAGAAGGCGTATCTACTGCCATGCCTGTTTCAATTGGCACAAATACCGTGCCATCAAATTCAAATGCGCGATGCGTACCACTTGCGCCGTACATCTTTATTGAACCAGCTAGGCCGCCAAAATTGTAGTTAATACATTCATAACGGCCATTTGGGGCCAATGTGATTGCTGTCTGCACACCAGATAATGTTAATGCGCCGCCGCCTGTAGATGTTGCAGCCCCTGCCGCAAAGTTACCGCCTGCAGGCAATGAGGTTATTAAACGGCCTGTATTCACACCAGAAGCCAATGAGCCTGTTTGCACGACTACGCGATTAACGGTTGCTGTTACACCGCCTTGTGTAAGCGTGTCGCCCTCTTCAACATCTGCATTAGCGTTGCTAAATCTAATTTCATAACCCAAATCAACCAACACCCAGCCAGCGCCAGAATCTTGATACATCTTGGCTTCGGTATTACCAACGTTATTTCTAAAGGCATACACCTTGCCGTTTTGATAATAGCGATGCACGCCAAGAATACGTCCAGCGCCTGGCACTGCTGCAATATCAGCTCGGTAAACATCTGCGGCTAGGTTTAGGTATGTTGCATTTAAAAGTGCGCTTGGTGCGCCGCCTGTGGATGATATTTCAGTGATAACCGCGACTGGACTGCCACCGACATTGACTGTTTCGCCTTCATCAAAGCTACCCGTCAATTTGGTAATCGCCATATAGAACTCATCAATAGCAATAACAACACCAGTGGCGGCACTTGTCGCGCCAACTACCGTGTCATTTAATTCAACTTCATCGCTGAAAGTGCAATAAATAATGCCGTAATTGGCTGATGATGGCGCTGGCTTACCGCTATAACGCTCATAGCCATCAATCCTGCGATAACCACCATCAATATCCACTTCAAAGTTAAGCGCATCACGGCACATGCCATCTGGCAGTGATAAAGGCGGGGTAACAAGATTAAGCCCACCTTTTAAGGCAAAGTAATTGAAAAGCGTTTGAGGCATTCTCATGCTTACTTAATCACTTCATTGGCTAATAAATTTCCTGTTCCTGTTAGAACTTCTGAACCTAACAAACCTGTTTGAGTAGTTGGTGAAACACCAGAGCGATTATCTTTTTCTAGTGATTTTTTTAATTTAATAGCAAGTGCTTCATACTGTGGCGAAAGATTGGCAACTTTTGCGCCAGATGAGTTTTCATTTAGGCGCATTGCTTCCCAGTTGTAAGGTTTTTCTTTGTAGTAAACGGTGCCAGTATTTGGGTCGTACTGACCAGACTGAACTGATGCTGGCTGTTGTGCGCCAAATTTAGGGTCTACATAAGATTGAGGCGCGCCAGTTTTTGGATCAATATTTACGGCTCTTTCTGGAGTTGAATTTATTGAACTTTCATAGCCTGCCGCTTTTTTTGATAAAAAATTTAGCTCATCGAAAGTAGATGTTAAATTATCTAAATTTCTGTACCCAGCACTTAACTCACCAGATGCAAGCCTAGTTTGCAAATCATCCCACCTAGAATTAAAGTCATTTACACCTTCGTTAAAACCTGTATTTTCTTTATTTATTTCACGGCCTAAATTGTCAGCTTGGCGCGCCAATCTTTTGGATGTAGCGCTCATGTCACCACTCATTGAATCATTTATTTTGCGCGCAACATTCGTGTCCAGCGTGTTTAATTGATTCATACGCTTAGTTTCTTTTAAGGCTTTATAGTATTGAGCCGCCGCAGCTCTTTTTGCATCACGTTTTGCTGCACTTGCACCAGTAGCCATTGCTATCCCCTATGCAACCAAAGGTGCCGCTGGCATCATTGGCGCTAACTGTTGAATTTCAAGCCGATTAATTAATCGGCCATAATTGATTTTTGCATCTTCGTAAATCTCACCAGCAGCGTCATAACGTGCGTACATCTTCAAAGCGCCGTATACAATAAGCATGTGAAACTGCTCTGGCATGGTTGGAATATCACCATTTGCGGCTAATACCTGCGGCTTTTTAAAATACTCACCAGATACGGTGTAAATGTCGTTCGGGTATGGACCAATCACGAAGTTAAGCGCTGGATTGACTGAAAATATCAACGGCCTAGCTTGTGGCTGCACGCCAGTCATGTAGTAGCGTCTAAAGTCTTGATACGGTAGAAACTGCAAGGCGTTTTCGTCATTCATGCCATTGGCGGTATTGAAAATGCGCATTGAGCGATAATCCCATTGCGCAAAGTCACTATTGATTCCAACATCAGTAGGCGTATATTCGTAGTCGCCTGCAGTTGTTTGAAAATCAAATGTGCCGCGCATGAAATACCAGTTTTGGCGATGTAGCTGAATGTCATTCCATGCGGTATTCACCCAATCAACAATGCGTTTCATTTCACCAATTTGACCAGTGACAGAAACAGGCCCAATGCCGCTAATGCCAGCCTCAGCCCTAACTCTTTTGCATAACTCTAAATAATTCATGCCATATCTTTCCAAAATCTATTTGATTTTGATTTGTTTAACACCGCAGGTATTACTTGAAGGTTTTGCTCAACATGAAGTCCGCAAACTAATTTACTTACTAATGGAACAGCATGATCTACATGCCAATCAATCCCAGTTGTGGCTTTTCTCAATTTTGCTAATCTATATGCCTCTGCAATAAAGAACTGATTTCCCCATAGAAGCTTTGCTTTTACTCCATTGCGCCTTGCATGTTTTTCAGCAATCTTTGCTGGATTAGCGGCACTCCAGTTAATGAAATTTTGTTTCGCTCTGTTTTTGTTGTTAGCGCGCCAAATCCTAGATTCAATATTTCTTTTATCTTTATTTATCTCTCTATATTTAGCGCTGTAGATTCTCTCATCAGCTATAACCTCTGGATTTAGTCGCCTTAACGATTTCCTGTGATTAACTAAATCCCTATTTTTTTTTGCCCACGCAATTGCACACGCATTTATTTTTAACTTATTTTTTTCGTAATAAGCCTTATTGCTATTTTTAATCTTTTCTTTATTTGATTTTTTATAATTCCTTGATTTTGTATTTATTGAATCTAAATTATTTGCACGATATTCTGAATTTTTAAGATTTAAACAAATTTTGCATTGAGAACGGACTCCAAAAGGCCTTCCAGCTTTTTTTGAAAACATAGATGTTAATTTCACTTGCAAACAGCAAGTGCATTGTTTTGTATTCTCTAAGTCCGCTTCATTAATCATCATTAAGCTCTCTGGCTAGTACGAATACGTCTTAACCACTCATGGCCTTTTGGTGTGTCATGAAGCACGGCGAATGGGTACAAGTCAGAAGATGCGCGCGAATATTCCATTTGTGGTTCACCATTCATGGATAACAACGGCTTTTGTTTGATGCGAACTGGACGGGCTGATGCTAAAACACCCACATATTTACGCTTAATCACAATCTCACGACCACGCGGCAAATAAGGCACACCATTTGGGCCAGCACCAACACCATTCACCGCGCAAAACGCATACTGTTCAGCGTTACGATCAGTGCTGTCATGGATGATGATTTTTACTGGCTCTTCTAAGAATGCAAGCTTCTCGGCTTTGTCAGCAAAGCCATACACATCACCTTCTGCTTCAATCACTTCATCAGTGCGTGCGCCAGATTGCGCAATAACAGTGGTGGCTTCTTTTGCCGCTTCAATATCGGTTGATTCTGTGATTGTGCGGGCTACTACATTAGGAACCGACTTAGCAGCTGGCTTTGGCGCGGCTTTAACGGTAGGTTTGTTTACTCTTGCCATGGAAATCCCCTAAAAAAGAGAAGTTGAAATCTCTTGGAATCCTAAACATATCAAAACCCACCTGTTATCAATAAAAAAGCCCTCAATTAAGAGGGCTTTTTAAAGACACAAGATTGCTTATATAAATAGATTAAGCGAACGCTACCCAGTAACAAGTTTTACTCGCTAAGATTGCGGCTAGCGTGGCGTTTTGTAACACGCGGAAACCATTAACGGTTAATGTAATACCGCCGTTAGCTGATTCCAGTGTTTTAGTGCCGTTGGCTGCTGTCTTTTCACAGGTGTTGTCTGTCATTCCGTCAAAAAACTCAATACCCACACGATCAGTTAAGTTTTCAAAACGAACGTATGATGGTTTAAAGCCAACATCAACTTCAATGTAATCAGTAGCCACGATAGCGGTTGCAGGAAAAACAATTTTACCCGTTGCTAATTGTGATTGACCTTGATTTGGTTTAATCGAAGCCGTGTATGCAATATTTTCTGCCATGATAATTCCCCTTCTATTCTGTTAAGTTAAGTGCGGCAGGGTTTGTTAATGAGGCATAATTGGTGTCAGTAACACCGCCATCCGCATCAAGCTTTGCCGTTAATACTAAGTGTGCTGCACGTAAAGACTTTAAATCAGCAAGCGCTGCTGTGAGCAGAGCGCGCAACTCGCGCTCGTCTGATTTATCGTTAAGCTTTGCAATGCGCTGTTTAATTGATTCAGCCATTGTGTTCCCCTAATTAAGCTTCAACCAAGTCTGGTGTGCCGCATTCAATCACAGCCATCCAGCCTTGATTGAGTACAAGCGCATCGTGATAGAACTTAGCACCAGCGTAACCACGTTGGCCTAATGGGTCGCCAGAATCAACTTGTCCAACTGGCTTCCATGTAGGATTTAACGCATTCACACCGCGCAAAGCAATTTGGCCCCATGCCTCTTCACCGCAAACAATCACAGGGTAAACGTCAATCAGTGATCCGCCTGTAGAATACAAAGCGGTTGCGCCGACTGCCGCACCAGAGTTAATGTAAGGTTGTAATTCTGGGCTTAATACAAAACGGAAATTCTCAACGCTGCCTAACTCACCATCTGAAACCACTTTACGTGTGCCGTAGTCTGAAACCTCAATGAAACCAGGCAAGTCACGAATCGCTGGGGCCATATCGGTAGAACAAAACACCAAGTAAGCCGCTTCAACTGCACTCACGCCATAGTTATTGCTTGAGTTTAAGATTTTAGTCACAGTTTTTGCATGGTTTTGATGCAATGATTTAGTGACTTTACGGATTAACGGTAAAGTTAATGAACGGTCTACTGTGCCGCGGTCACTGCCGCCAGAGTAGTATTTGTTTGATGCTGCTTTAACAGCGGCATAGTTAATCATTTCACGAATAACGCCAACTGTTTCACCAATTTGCATTTTCATGTCTGATGCAATGTCATCTTCGTACAAGTCAAAAGTCTTGTCTGTGATGGCATACACAACGCCGTATTGTTGCAATACACCTGTTACGTCCACATAGTTCATGGTACGTGCTGACGGGGTAACGCCTTCGTTTAATAAGTAGCCATCTGCGAAGGTGTCAACGTTAGCACCTGTAATCCAGATGTTATCAACACCGCCTGGTGGCAATGCACGGCGATAGATAATTGTATCGCTTTCATTTTTTGGCATTTGCTTTTGTAAGCCTGTAATGCTCAATACTTCTTTTGTTTTTGCATGCGCAAGCATGTCGCCTTTGGTTTTGCCGATACGTGCGGCTTGGGTATTCATGGTTTGAACTGGCATTTTAAATCCTTCCTAATATTTATTTAGCACCTGCTCTAGCAAAAGCCTCTTCCTCTGTTTCAGCGGCAGACTTAGCCTGTGCAGGCGAACCTTTGGGTGTAATTGCATTTTGTAAGCGATCACGCCTACGTTTTAATTCATCTTGTGCAACGTTTCGTTCAGTCTTGAAACGGGTAAAGTAATCTGAAACCAAACTAGCATCTTGCGTTTCGTCCAGCTCTTTAAATTCATTGGCAGGCAATTTATCCTTCCAAGATTTAAACTCTGGCGTTTCACGCAACGTAATCCAGTCTGGGTGTTGAATCTTTAATAAGCTTTGTTGTAACTTGAGTTCCATTGTTTCTTGAACGGCAATTAAGCGCTCATTAATCACTGGCTCTAAGCTTTCTAAAGTCACACCATTACCATTACCACCAACCCCCAAAAGGGCTTCATTCAAGTCATCAGCTAAAACAGCAGCCAAATCTTCATACTCGACACCTAATCGCTTGAAACTGTCCTTAGTGATCCTGACCTGTTGGCCGCTACCACCTTTGGCTTTAATTTCATTAATTGACTTTTGAATCTCGCCAAACTTACCAAACACTTGTTGAAACTGTTTGCTTGTTAAGTTCTCAAGTTCTGGCACCTTCTGTAAAATTGCCTTCACTTGCTCTGGCGTGTAACCGTCCTCTAAGGCCTTTTCAACAATCTGCTTGGCTTCTACAAGCGTAGCTTCCGCTGTATCTGCTTCAACTGTTGCATCCGCTGCCTCTGGCTGGGCTACTTCTACCTGCTCTTGACCTTGCTCGGCTATTGGCTCTTCTGCGGCGGGGTTATCCGACACAATAGTTTCACCAGTAAACGCGGCTTGTTCAGCAGCTAGTTGTTCTTCCGTCAATTGCTCTACATTGTCCAAGTCTTAACTCCTTACAAAACGTCAGATGGCAGTTACCCTGTCGTCCAACTAAATAACTCGGTCTGGTTTACCCAAATCAAGTAAATACTTCAATTCTTGTATGCGGCCACGCAATCGGTTCGTATCATCCACACTTGAAGTAACGCTATCGTTAGCTACGCGGTGTTGATTCAATCGATCATTAAAATGCGCTTCTAGCTTCTTCCAAACGGGTGAATTAACATCTTCCCTAGTCAGATGAAACTTAGCTGGCTCTATCAATTTATTCATAGCTTAAACGAACCCATCTGTTAGATACCCGAACCAGTATTAATGGCTAATTGTTTTTCATCGGCGTATAAATCGCGTTTGTTTTTCTCAACCATGGCAATGCTGGCAAGCTGTGCCTTAATCTTCTCAAGGCTTATTTTTTGGTTATTGGCTAATCGCACCATTTCGGTGTCGCGCTCTAATTGCGCCATTTGCATTTTGTACTGTCTATCCTCACGCGCATCTTGCAATCGCAACTCCGCTTCTTGAGTGCGTTGCTGTGTCGTCATTTGGGCTGATTGCAACTGCGCATTAGCACGAATCATATTCGGGTCTTGCGGTGGATTTTTAGCAGCCTGCTCTTGCATCTGCTTCATTTCTTCTTCTGTGTATTGGAATAAGCCAGGGTCTAATCGTTGTGAACGGCAATACTCACCAAACCATCTGCGTGGGTCTACACCAAATGCAGGGTTCACAACTACAGCGCCCATTTGCGCAATCATTTGATTTTGTAAATCACGCTCAACTAATGCAGATGAACCGCGCGCATCAATAAAGAAGTCGCCTTTTTCGTTCTCATCTTCGCCATACATTAATAACCACTCGTAATAACGCGCAATATGGCGCTCTGTTACGCGGTCATCGAATGTTCTGGCCAGTCTGCGCATCACAGTTGAAGCGTTGTTGTTCAACATCTGCATGCCGCCAACTGTTTCTGGTGCTTGGCCTTGTTGCCCTTGTAATAACATTGGCAAGCCTGTCACATCCTCGGCCATTTTCTGTGCGAACTGGATAATGCCCATTAATTCGGCTTGCATCGTTGGTATATTGATAGCCGTGATAAATTCAGATACAGGCCGCCCGTCACTATCTTCAAGCGTCAAGAAAATCTTACGCGGTGCAAATTCCCAAGTACCATCTGCAGGCTCAAGTGCTCTACGATTTACAACAAGCATTGGTCCAGCAGATAAGCCAGCGTTGTCCATCATATTGCGCGTGCCAGCATTCAACATCTTTTGCGGCGTTTGCATTTGATTACCAACACCTAAACCAGCCCAATAATCAACGCGCGCTTGCCATACCATCACATCGTATGGAAACTCACCAGAATCCAATGGATTCATGGCAGCCTTAACAACATGATCGTTAATCATCACAATCATGGCTGGCACTTGTTCCATATCTTCACAAGTACATCCTGCGGATTCCATATCTTCTTGGTCAATGTAGCCGTAGTAATACCAAATGTCGTAACGCTCTTTATCGGCCTGTGCGCCCAAGCCTTTATCCACATCAATCTTGGTGGCTAGGTTTGCGCTTGCGCCTTCATCTAAAACCTTTAATAGATTTTCTCTAATGTACGTGCTGTCGTTTGCAAGCTCGCGAATCTGGCGCTTGGTAATCTGGTCACGTTCCCAAACGTATGAACCGTTATGGATATTGTCACCGCATGCAGGGTCTGGAAACAGATTCCAAGCGCTCACCGCTTTAGAACTAGGATCAATCTGGTCTTTAAACTCCATGCCAATTAGGCCACCGTTCGTTTTAACCGAACGTTTTTTACGCATAATAGGCGTGGGGCCTTTCAGAATACCTGTGCCGATACGTGACGCATCTTCAATCACTTTGCGCACTTCACTGTTGTACTGACACTGCACTAACCAGTCTTGAATCCGCTTCTCAGCGGCTTTGGCTTTATCTTTGGCAATCTGCTGGATTTGTTTGGCATGGTCTGCCACCGTCATTTGTTGCTGTTGCACACCTTGTTCGGTTTCAACGTCCATCATTTGCGGCTTGCCATCAGCAGTGAGCAATGGCGTATTGTCTTTTGAGGCTTTAACTAAATCCGCTACTGGCGTTTCTTTAATCGTCCAGTTTTGTTCATCAGTCGGTAAAAGCATATCAGCCACCTTTGCGGCAGATGCATCAACGTAAGGGCGGGTAATGTTTAAGAATACCGTTGAACGTATTGGGCCAACTCTACTGGGTACGCTTGAACCATCTGGCGTTATTGGCGCACTTCTATTGCCTTTGGTTGCACGGTTAGCATCGTCAATACCTTCGTAAAATTCTTCGTCTTGTTGCCAGTCGGCTTCAATGCCAGAATTAGCACGGGCTTGAATTGCTAAAAGGCGTGAACCTGCAAGCGTTGTACCAAGCGCTTGAAGTCGCGCCATCTTCTCTTCACGCTCTTTAAGCAAGTCCTCTTCGGTAGGCTCAATTACTTGTTGGGTGTTAGTCATCATGGGTGTAAGTTATAACTGAACCCATCTGTTTAACGTCTTAGAACGCGGCGACTTTTAATGATGAATGGTTTCGAACCATCGCCATCGCCACCGCCGCCGCTTTCTTCATCACTAATATGCGCCGCTTTTAAAAAACCTAAACCAGAATTGTCGCTGCGATAACATTCAACTAATAATGTTTGCCCTGCTGAATCAGCATTAAATTCAACCTCTACATAATTGTATCCATCACCGCCGCCACCATATGCAAAGTCTTGAGTAACTGGAGACGCACTGGCATCACTTAACGTAAATCTGTAACGCCCGCTACCATCTCGCGTACCAGCGTATAGTTTTAACGTTCTCGTGCCAGTGCCAGCTGCAACTGTAAAGCTAAGTCCAGCGGGAAAGTCACCTGCAACATAATAAGAAACATTGGTTGAAAACGTAGTAGTAGGCGTGCCATCAGTTCCGCTGAATGTGACCGAGTTAGTAAAACCTGCATCACCACCGACACCACCAAAAAAACTAGCATCACTGATTAACCCGCCACCTCCTGCTTTGGATTGATTTTTAGTTAACGAATTAGTCCATAACGCATAATCAGCCCCGCCTAATGATGTTAAGTCAACATTACCGTAGGTATCTGCCGTGGCAGTAATTATTATTGCGCCCATTTGTAGCTCGTGTTTTCACTGATAGTGATTAACATTGCTGAAACTATGCTCGCATACTAGATGCGCGGCGCATTAACATATACACATTAATGTCAGCACCTGCACCGCCCGTAATTAATGGGCGCATATACAGCGTGACTTCAATGATTTGCTTTAATCCTGCCACAGTGAAAGTGAGTGCCGCGCCTTGCGCATCGTTTAATGTATGCCAATTCAAGCCATCATTACTACCTTGAATAGCAACTGTGCCGCCGCCAAAAGTGCCAACGACTTGAACTGATCGATCGCCCCACTCTGGATTTAAAACGGATGCTGGGTTAGTGTCTGCTTGACTTAGCTCATCCCAAGTGACCAGTTTGATTGAACCGTCACCAGATGAGCCGACTTCTTTGTTGGTAATGGTAAGCGCCATGATTAAGCCGCCTGTTCCATTGCTGGGTCTGCTGGAATTTCAGCGGATGCAAACGCATCTTCTTCTGTGTTTTCTTCGGCCTCACCAAGTAAAAGCTTTTCAGCGGCCATCACGCCATCTTCAAAGGTTTCAACTGGCATTAAATCATCTGGCGAAACCATGCCAGCGTCAATTTCACCAACCATCATCTTGCCATCATCAGACAGCATCAACACAACAGCAACTGGCATTTCAATCCCCAAATTAATTAATTAACTTGAAAGATAACCGAACCCATCTGTTGTGCAATAAAAAAGCCCACTGGTTAAAGTGGGCTTAGTTTTATAAATGTGATTATAAAATAATTTCAATAATTGTTATTAAATAACAATTACATCACAATCAATGCGCTCATCTATTACAAATTGCCTAGCATCTTTTTCTAAAAAATCAGGCACAAAAAACCTAAATTTTATTGGTTTTATTGGTTCTCTTATTAAATCTTTAGCTTGTTCAAGCATTTCTAAAATTTTCTCTTTTTTATCAATTGAATTTTGTTCAGCCATATCAATACCCAACCTCTCTATTAAATTGCCCATTCTGGGGTATGCTCATCAAAAGCAACAAAAATATTCATATTGTAATGTCTTTTCTTGTAGTTCCATTTATCAGGCACCACTTGAAAGTTAAATGCGTTGTGCAGTCCGCAAGCTAATTTATGATTGATAGGAACAATATGATCTAGCGTCCAAACAGTATTGGTCAATTTATTCCTCAAACGGCAAAGAGATATTGCTTCATCAAATGCGAGCTTGCTTAGCTCGTCGATATTTTGGTTTTTGATATTACACTTCCTAAGGTGTGCGTATTTCAATGAAGATAGTCGCCTGTTGATTAATTGCTGCTCTGGCGGCATTCTCAAGTAAACACCATTTACTTTTAACTGACGCTTCCTCGTTCTTTTGCCTAACTCAATATCCCTCGCATATCGATCAGTAGAGTCTTTTTTAATTCCTTTTTTCTGCCGCCATTGCCTAACATCTTCAACGGTACATGCTGAACATTTATTTAGCCTTCCGTCTTTCATTTTTTTGTGAGCATGAAATTTTTCAATGCTTTTAGATATTCCGCATTTAAAACATAATTTCTCTAACAATATGACTTCCATACTAATATCCGACTTCTCGATCAAGAGGCACAAAGCCTTTAATCGACACCCTCTTGCGCTCAGTGTTTACTTTGGCGAAGCGTAGCATCATTATCAAATATCGTGTGGCAGACATTAAATCTTCATCCACTTTAACAAGTTTGCCATCTTTACGATGATACAAACGGAACTCTTCAAACCAGTCATGCAAGTGTTCTGCAACTTTTAAGCGGCCTGTTTGCATTCTATCCAGCATATCCATTAAGCCAGCTTCTACAGAATTGCCGCCTGTGCCTTCTTGTTCGCCTTGGACTGGCGGATTAGTCGCCCTATCTTTGAGCATTTTAACACCTAGCTTGCGATATTGCTCTGCCAAAGCCTCACCACTTCCCTTGTCGTGCTGCAAACCATCATGTGGCCACGCAACTGGAATCCATGAACCTTTAGCCTTTAATGTTGCTGAATGCACAATAGGCGTAGTTTCTTTAGCTCGGTGCGCGTCATAGATATGGACCACATCGCTATCTCTATCCCATGCGCCCCACACCATTGCAGTCGGGTGATCCCAGCCAAAGTCAAGCGCAGCCAGTCTAGGCCAATGCTCTGGAATACTAATAGCAGGTTCTTTGATTGCGCTTTCTTCAACTGGAAACACTCGTCCACTCCCTAATGTTGGCGTACCGTTAGCACGCGCCTCACGTTCATGCGCTGGATAACTATTAATAATGGCTCTTCTTTGCTCTGGTGTGTAGTGTTCGGCATCTTCAATCGTCATGGTTGTGACTTGAGTGCCTTCAACTTTATCTACCAAAAACCGTTTTACCACGTTCGACATACCTAACAATGGTGTAAATGTAAGCCATACAATGCCACCAGTCGCATTGGTACGTGTTAAGCCTTCTGTATATAAATCAACTGGCGGCTCTTCATCTAGCCATACAAAGTCTAATGTTTCACCTTGCCAGCGCTCACGGCCTTGATCGTAAGTTTTAATCGTTACTCTGGATTGTCCGAACTTACCCCACTTAACCATGATTGATTCAACTGCATCAGCTACACCATGCGCTGCGCGTTTAATATCAATGATGCGGTCTTTAGGTATTGCACCAGTTCCCCATTGCCCAGGCTGACCAAGTAAAAGCCTCTGAACCGTGTCGCGTGTTGATTGACTGGTTAATGATGCAGCCCATCCAGTCGTTGGCGCATCGAATACTGCACCTTCCCACCAGTCTGGATATAAGCCAGTCAAGTGCATTGATGTTTCAAACGCCGCCGCCCAAGTCTTACCAAGCTGATTTCCTGCCATTAATAGCCGTTCACGCACAGCAGGGTCGCCGCCTGCAGTGTGAAAATCTATTTGCTTGGCATAAGGTGCATACCTAGCAAGCTTATTTTCGTTCAGTCGCCTTTGCTTTTCCTTGAGTAGCGACAGATGCCTTACTTTTAACTCTCGCGGATTCAATGAGTTTAGCGGCATCGCTAATGTATTGTTCAAGCTCGTCATCGTTTAGTTTGTCAAAATCACCAGGTTTACCAGATTCAACCCTTTCAATGTAATGTCCACTTGCTTTACCTCTTGAAATTTCCGCTTGAATAGCTGGGCCATACTTTTCACTTGCCCAAGCGTCATCACGCAATCGCTTTAAATCGTTTAAATGTTGTTCTAAGGTTACTTGTGCTGCTTCAACGGCAGGCTTTCTTAAAGCCTCAATCCTCACCGCAATATCACCGTTCGCAATTAATTCGCTGGCTCTATTAGCAATCACCTTTGCTGACATTTTTTCAGCATCATAAGCACGGCGATATGCCTCAGTAGCATTGCCTGTTTCAATAAAAGCTAGGCAAAAATTTTCCTGTTTAATTGTTAATGACATATCTCTGTTGCTTGTCGGTTAAGTTAGCCATTTTTTTTCCACAAATCTTTCATATCATCAAGCGCTTCATTTATAGATTGAATTATGTTTTTATTTATCCACACTTGACATTCTATGGTGACAAAAATAAGAAAAATGCTCAGTGCAGTTGCAAAGCCTGTTTCTTGGTAAATCATGTATACCAATACGCATGTTGATATGTAGCGAATTAATAACGTCATACTACCCCTTCAACCTATGCACCGTCACACGGCTTGGATCAACCTTAATTTCCAATACCATCTGTGGCCATAGCTTATTAAAAATTGATAATGCTGCCGCTGGTTTAATTCTGCGGTACATATAACGCTTACGCTCTCTTGAATCGCTATCAACCCACTCATCGGTTTTAATGTCAGCTTTGCCAGCGTGATTTAATTCAATCAACAGGCGCGATGTGCATTTCCATGACAGCCCTGTGACTTTCGCCATTTGTTCAGATGTTTGCCATTCGTCATTGAGATAAAACACAAGCAGGTTTAATTTGTCGCGCTTAATCTTTAAAACAGACTTTTGATGCAGTAGCCTTGCATAGCGCTGGCGCAACTTTTCCAGATAGCTGTCATCGCAATCTGGCAAATCTACTTTAGCAAATACAATCTGTTTCACAATTAGCCTCGCTTAGACTTTTTGTAGCGCAGGTACATTAACACTACCCAATTGTTTTTCAATTATTTCAATAATTTTAATTGCGGTTTGTTGGGCTTCCGAATCGTTATCCGCTTGTGGGCTTAGTTCAACCTGCAAATCCACTTTGCCATCGGGTAAGTCAGTTAGTAATATCATTGCTTGCGCCATTTAATTTCCTCTCGTTTATATAATCTTCAACAAACATAATCGCGTTACCGCTTTTTACCATGTGGCTAGTAAATCTAAACAACGTCCAACCCATTTTGCTTAGTTCATTATACTTATGGCAATCTTCCTCAAAACCTTTCGGACGGTTATGTCTGCCATTGGCATGCGTTCCGCCTTCAATTTCAATCGCCAGCTTTTTGTCTACCATTGCAAAATCTAGCGCCCATTGCCTCTTGGGATGAAACTTGTGTTGGCATACCCAGCCTTCATGCAAGCCAACTGCTTTTAACTGATGCTTAAACGTCAACTCTAAATGCTCACGCTTGGCGCGCTTTTCTTGTATTTCTAATTGTTTGGCGGCGCTAATCATGCCGCAGCCCCTAAATACTCCCAAACGTTCAACGGTTTTTTTGCCGCAGGCTTGCTTTCATTTACCTTTGGCTGGTATTCCGCATTAATCACTTCATACAAAAAGTTTTGGCTTTGCTTTCCTGCTTTAACAATGTTCTTACTGCTTACCAGCGCATTAATGTGATATGAAAACTTGTTGTAGCTGCAGTCCGTGTTCATTTGCTTGTGAATTTCTTTGGCGCTCATTGTTTTACCGTTCAGCAATGCAAGAATCGCGCGCCGAATAGCGATTGAATCTTTTGAGGTGTCGTTTAATTTACACATGCTCAACCTCTCTTTTGTAACCAACGGCGGCCAACAATCTTTCCTTCTCGTACAAATCAAAAGTGCGCTGCCTGGCCTTGTTAAACATCATCAGCAATTCAGCGCGCGGCTTATGCTTTGCCCCAAACCATAAATGGCATGGGTGACAACCTGCTACATGCTGATCATCTGCCGCCTTCATCGCGCCACCCTTGCCGTGTTCGCTAAAATCAGAATGTATTGGCTCACAACCATGTAATTGATAACCAATGCACGCTGGCGTTTTAAACTGGCACTCGTTAATCAAGTGCGCCAAATCTAAAAGCCTGCGATTGCGGTAATTGATGGTCTTAGGAATCATCATTACGCCGCTTTCCTCTCACTAACCTTCAAATCGCCCTCACGCTTATAAAAATTACCCGCCTTAATCCTGCGTTCCTGCTCGTCAAACGCATCGCTAAATTCTTTCAAGGTGCATAGTTCAATCTGGGCTTGGTGAATCGTTAGCGCCACCTTCACGGCCTTTAATTCAGTCGCATTGAAACCAAGCTTTGATGTTTTTATATAACGCTGTTTAGCCTCTTGCATGGCTTCGCGCGCTAGATACAATTCTTCTATGTGTTCGCGGCCTGTTACGTTTTCAGTCAGTAGCATGGATATATTCACCATATCGCATAAACAGGTGAAGTCAGCCGTGGATAGCTCAACGCCAAACTGCATGGCATTTAGTGACTTGTAAGCCTGTTTAAATAGAAAAATCTTATCCGCTTGGCTTAATGGCTTTTGGCCGTTGATTACGGTTAAGTGAGCGTTTATTCTTATTGGGCGCGGGGTGCGTTTGCTGGATTTTTTCATGCTGCTAACTCCAAACCAAGCTGCTGCGTTCTTGCTTTCTGAATGCTGATGTAATCTGGATTTAGTTCTGCACCTAGCCATTTGCGCCCTAAGTTCTGTGCAACTTTGGCCACAGTTCCGCTACCCATAAAAGGGTCAAAAACTATGTCGCCAACTTTGCTACCAGCAAGAATGCAAGGCTCGACTAAAGCCTCTGGCATTACGGCAAAATGGGCTTCATTGCATGATTGTGTTGGAATATTCCAAACTGATCTTTTGTTTCTTGTTTCTGTTGGGATGTAAATATTTCCTGACTTTGTGCGGCTTTCTACGCTATCGTTATTGCCGTACTTTTCGCCGCCAAATTTAGTATTATTTCGTCTGCCTTTGTTGTCGTTTTGTACACCTAAACTACCTCTTGGTTGGTTTCCATCACCTGAAATTGAAGGCTCTTTTATAGATTGATTATCAAAATAGTATTTTTGAGTTTTGGATAATAAAAATAGTGATTCGTGAGATTTTGTGCATCTGTCCAGCACGCTTTCTGGCATTGGGTTTGGTTTTGCCCATATAACTTCTTGACGCAGATACCAACCGTCAGCACGTAAGGCAAAAGCTAGCATCCATGGTATTCCTATTAAATCTTTATTTTTTAATCCAATTTTGGATGCTTTTTGCGGCTTATTTAAACCAGTAACAGTACCTAAATTAGTTCCTTGTTTGCCTTTTAGGGTTGATGGATGAGGCGTTCCATCAGAATTACTGCCTTTTCCACTGCCAGCGTAGCTATCACCAATGTTCAACCACAACGTGCCATCATCAGCTAATA